TTAATGGGTATAATGGATAATGGATATGGTCATAACAACATAATGGGTGAAGGGAGGGTGTGTGCGTGGGGGAGAACGTGATTGGAGTCTTACGAATTGAAAAGAGGTTTTGGTGGAGAAGAAGGGAGTTAAAAAAAACATAGGGTGTAACGAGAAACAAAGGGTAACAATCAAGTCTATCTATCTACTCATTAAAAAAATCTTCAATTCATTAAAAAAATTCGTGATTTGCTTATTTTATAAAATAAATATTGACTTGTTTATGCGTTGATTATGTTTTCTATTTCATTGATTATTGCTTTTGCTTGAGGTGTATTTTTATTGTGTGCATCTCCACCATCTGAAAAGTATCCTAAGCCATTTTTTAAGACTTTAACACCTTTGTCAGCGAATCTTTTGTAGTATGCGTTCATTCTATCTACGAGTTGCTCCTTTGTTCTACTACCACTCCAACCATAAGAGCCTTTGTATATGAATAATTTTGCGTTTGGAAATTTTTGGTGTATCAAATCAATTAAATCTTCAATATTATCATTACTTGAAAATTGTCCATTAGTTCCAATAGATATAAAAATTATTGTAACATCATTACTTATTGGATAGGATTTTAAAGCACTCATTAAATTAGATAGCGTCCAACCACCTACCGCAATTTGAGTATCTACTTCTACTCCCTTAGTGGCTCTACCTATACCTACCGAATGGCTATCTCCAATTACGAGTTTCCTTCCATTAAGGTCTAAATTATCATTTGAATTAGGTTTGCCTAATACTTTGTTAAGAATTATGATTATTGGGATTGATATTAATATTGCTAATCCGATTCCCTTTATTGCATTGTTTTTCATTACTTTAAATTTAAAATACTAAATCAAAAGAGGATTTGGTGGAGCGTAAATATACAAAAAAACCCGAAAGTAGAAACAATCGGGTGTATCTCCGTTCATAAAAAAAATATTTTGTATTTTTGTACTATGGAAAAGAAAAAAATATACTTGTACGCTTCAATATCGTTTGCAATAACATCAGTTTTGGTTTATTTCTTGTTGAAGAGCAAAACTTTTGCAAATGTAGGGTCTAAATCTACCGAATTTTCAAAGAGTTCATACAATGGACTAATTGTAGTCAAGCCAAACAATAAAACGAAATTTGAGGTTCTAATTGTGTTTGGTGGTATGTCTTATGCTGACCCCGAATGGATGTACAAGCAAATACCAAGAGAAGTCTTATTGAATTATTTGGTTTTCATTGCACCATACACAAAATCTTATACGAGTGTAAGGGATATTGTCAATTCATATATGAAGTCTAATGGGTATGATGAGAAGTCTTTGTCTTTGGTTGGGTTTTCGGCAGGTGGTTTGAGTGTTCAATCGGGTTATGATAGGAGTATGAAGTTTGTTGGTTTGATTGACCCATCGACAAAAAGCCAATACGCTGACATTAATTTTGGAAAGAATACGCACATGGTTTACAATAACTCTAATTGGGGTGCTTACCCTAATATCAAAGCATTACAACCTAAAATAGCCAATAACATTAGTAATGGTGGTGGTATGGTTGAAGAGGTAAATCTGAGTCATGCTTCCATCCCTAAATATTTTTTTAAAACTCACTCCAAGTATTTGCTTTAAATATGTGTTTTTGTTTAATGTCTGAAAATTATTTACTTTTACTATAAATTTTATAAAAATGGACAAGAAAACATCAAGAATATTACTCGTTGTGTCAAGCGTAATTGCCCTAATGGGTATTGGGTATTTCATATATTCTAAAAGACAAGAAAAGAAAATGGCTGAAATTTATAAGAAATCAGTTGAGGATATGGCTAACCAATATCAAATATTCAAATAAAAAAATCTAAACTATGGCTTTTAATACTCCAAAATTTAATACCCCAAAATTTGGTGAACCAACACCACTATTGATTACTACAAACTTAACTAAAGCGATTTCTACTAATAAATTGGATTCTCAATATGAAAAAATTGGCAATAACAAAGGATTTGTAGATGCTTCATTTGAGGCTATGATGAAGTCGGTTGGATGGGTGTCATCACAGGCTTGGTGTGCCTACTATGTTAAGTTGATTTTTATGCAAATGTATTCTTTCGATAGAGTTTGGTTATCAAAAAATATTAGTGGTGGTGCGTATAATAATCTTCTTATGATTGAGAACTATAATAAACAAGGTGATAATAGATACATTGCTTCAAGAAAAAATGATGTACAAGTTGGTGATGTGTTTTGTTTAACTTATACGAAGGGTGGACATACGGGGATTGTTACTGAAATTTTAGGTGCATCGGGTAATGGATTTGTTGTTAAAACTATTGAAGGTAACACCGCATCAAGTGGTACTCGTGAAGGGGATAAAACTTCAATCCTAACAAGAACGATGATAATAGGTCAAAATACGCTTGGTGGTAATTTAAAAGGTTATTGGAGAAGAAATTTCACCGATGCTGAAAGAGAGCAATTAAGATATGATGATGCTCAAGGTACTTTTGTTTTTAGTGGACAAGATGTTGTGAACCCTAAAGGTTGGTCAACTAACCCGTTAAATCCATATAATTTTCAATCAAAATAGTTTTTTTCATTAGCCTTTGTCTATAATAAAAATACCCTCAAGGATTTCTCCGAGAGGGTTTTTTAATTTATAACTTTGATGCTTTAATTTTTAGTATCTCAAGTACCCTTTAATTTTTGTTCTTGTTCTTTGTTTGAAGCAAACCATTATTCCCTCTCTTGAGCCACTATCATTGGTGTTACCTTCAATGGTATATATAAAGTTCTCGTCTATCTTATAAACAATACCCGTATGACCCAATCCATTACGAAAGTCCATAATAAAGATGTCACCCTCTTGAGGTTCGCCTACTACTTTATATTTTTTTTCGGCTTGATTCCAATGTGAAAGTACTCCACCCGTCTTTATAAGTGGGTTTTCGCCATCTTTTATTTGGTCAAAGCACCAATAAACAAAAGCCATGCACCAAGAGGCGGGGAAGTTTATATCTACTGATTTTAAATAGTCTTGTATAGGTTTACCCCAATTAGAACCTAATGGGTTTTCTTTTGCACCTACTTGTGTTTTAGCAATTTCTAATGCTGATTTTCCTAATGCCATATTATTCGGGTTTTTTAGTTTCTTCATCGCTGAAGAAGTTTGTTAAAAATTTTCCTACCCATCCCGAAATGAGGACAACAATGCCAAAAGATTGATGGTCATTTAGGATAGCGTAAGATGATACGAAAACTGATGCTGATGCTAATGAGTCACCAAGCACCCTAAATCTTTTTGGAGTGGGTAAGAAATAACCCTTAAATGAAAAATTTTTCATAGTAGTTATATTTAGACATTCAATTTACGAATAAATCCTCTAACTACAAGGTCACCACCTATTGACTTACCAACTACACTTGTTCTTGTCTTTTTAGCAACCAAGTCGCCATCACTAATACTTTTATCTGAAGTGTTACCCTCTATGGTAGTTACGCTATTGTCATTGTTAACCTTTACCACCACCCCCGCATGTCCTTTCGATGGCGTGTTCTTGTGCTGAAAGATAATGATGTCACCCACCTTTGGCGTATTGGATGTAGTGTAAGTTCCACTTTGGTCGTTTTTCGCATTTATAAATGATTGCTGACTACTTCCACCAAGCACCTTATCAATCTTCGCTTGTTCGGTTGGATTATTTTTAAATACATTGTAGTGTATAGCCTTTGCAAAAAACATACACCATTGGTCAGTTGAGTGCCAACCAACTTGTTTTAACATTGATTGAAAAGCGTTGTTTGCAAATGATTGATTATTTCCAATCTCTTCAACGCCTACCCATTGGGAAGCAAACATTGAAACCAAATCACCAAACGCTTTTTTTGTGTATTTATATGCCTTAAATACCTTTTCACGCTGAAGGTACACAATAAGTATTCCTATTGAGCCAAAGAAGGCTACTTTATGCCATGTCTTTAATTTCATCTTTGTTGTTTTTAAATATTTCTTTAATGATTACTATCAAAGGTAAACTACATATTCCTAATAGGAAAGACAAAAAGATGATAAATCTTTTCTCTTCTACTAAACTTAGCAAAAACCCAATAAACATAGGTATTATGAGGCTAATGTAAAACTCTCTTGAAAATAGCAATTTTATAAGTGGATTCTCAATTTTAGAATATTTGATACCACTTTCTTTTTCTTTTTGCATTTATTATTTTTTGTTGGTTTTGAAAAATAAGTAACAAAATCCTTTCACCTTTAGTTTGTTTTTTAATGTGTTCTACTCTTTGATTACTCAAATTTAATTGATTAATTTTTGCTATTATAACTTCATTTGTCATAAAAAAAGTTTGATGCGACATAAGGACTCGAACCTTAACGAAGAGAATCAAAATCTCTGATGCTACCATTACATCATATCGCAATTTTTACAAAAATAAAAAAAATTTGTTAGAAATAACTATGATTGCTTATCTTTGCTTTTAAATGCTTAATTATTAATCAAAAAATCAAATCATGGACACAAATCAAGAAATCGAAAAAATTGTAAACGATAGCGTAGACCCTATCATCAAAGCCTATCATAAACAAATGAAAAGAAGTTTGGATTTGGCTGAAATTATTGGAAACTCTATTGCTCATTTGCGTAATGTTCAAAGCATGACCCAAGATAGTATTGTTAATAAATACATTGATGGTTGTATTGCTGACATTCAAGAAAAGTTTAACACCATTAAAGATTAATCATTTTAAAAACTTATTCAAATGAGAAGAGAACAATACGACATAGTCGCAAGAGATTTAGCCAATCGTTATGGCTATAACAATGTTTCTATACATATAGTTAATGTTATGATTAGCGTAATGATGCACCGAGATGGCTATCAAAGAGGTGGGAGTTTTGTAGAGGCTATTTGCGATAATAAACTTGACGAGGCGTGTAGTCGTGCCGATGATGATTGCATTAAATATTTAAGGTTATTTTCGCTTGTAAAACAATTTGGTTTTTTAAAATTTAAAACAACTAATTATGACTCCCGAACAACAAGCACAAGTACTCATTGAGGATTTTAATGACATAGTAAACGACACCGAAAAATCCAAAGAGTGTTCAATCTATTTTGTAGAGAAAGTTATGAAAATGGATGACCACGCTACTGATTGGTGGAGAGAGGTTATGAAATGCGTAAAACAATATTAATATGAAATTTGACTTTAACACTATTCAAAATTTTGATGACCACATCAATAAGAGCATACCTAATTATGACATACTTTGGAACTCAATAAGTAGTATGAGTGAATACTTTTTTGTTGACAACACTAATGTATATGACTTGGGTTGTAGCACAGGTAAGTTGCTTAAAAGCCTTGACATAAAATGTTATAAGTATGGCTATGACGTTGCCACTTTGTTACCACAAGAAGAAGGTTTTTCTTATGTTGACTTAAATGAACCTTTCCCATTGATGAATGCTTGTGTTGTTTATTCAATTTTCACTATGCAATTTTTGAAGCCATCCTCAAGACACAATTATTTGAAAACTATTTATGATGGTATGAATGAAGGTGGTGCTTTATTTATTTGCGAAAAATTATATCAAGACAATGGTAAGATGCAAGAGATTTTTTCTTTTAGTCATTATGACTATAAACTTAATAATTTTTCAACTGATGAAATTTTTAAAAAAGAAAGAGATTTGAGATACATAATGAAACCTAACTCAGAAAGGGAGTTGGATATTATGTTACAAGACGTTGGATTTCATAATGTAACTACATTTTGGCAAATGTTTAATTTTAAAGGTATAATTGCAATCAAGTGAATAAAATAGAATCTTTCAGAGAAAAAATTTCAAACATAGATAAAGAAATTGTTGAGTTGTTAATTCAAAGATTTCAATACGCTTATATTATTGGTGATGAAAAAAAGAAAAAAAACATTCCAATTTTAAATAATGATGCTTACAAATTGGCTTTATCAAAATACAAAAATGGGTTAGGCGAATATGGAGAAGACATATTCAACCTAATTCATAAAATTTCAGTCAAAATTCAAGAAAATGTTACCGACAATTTATAGTCTAAATGATGTGAAAGAGTCTTCAAAAAAGAACCTTTTTAACGTGGTTTCATTGTTTGCGGGGTGTGGTGGTTCAAGCACAGGTTATAGGCTCGGTGGTGGTAACGTATTAGCCATTAATGAGTTTATTCCATCGGCTTATGAATGTTATGAAAAGAACTATCCCGAAACTTTTATATTTAAAAATGACATTAGGGAATTAAGTGGTAAAATGATACTCGACCAAATTGGATTGAAAGTTGGAGAATTGGATATTTTGGATGGTTCGCCACCTTGTGCCTCGTTTAGTATGGCGGGAATTAGGGAAGAGGGTTGGGGAACTGAAAAGAAATATAGCGACACTACCCAAAGGATTGATGACTTGTTTTTTGAGTATGCAAGGTTGGTAAAAGAAATTCAACCCAAAGTCTTTGTTGCTGAAAATGTAAAAGGTCTTACGTTGGGTTCAGCCTCTAATTTACTTGGAAGCAATCAAATAGGAATGTTTGGTTACGAAGACGACACCATATACAATACTCTTGTTAATTGTGGCTATAATGTCAGATACAAGGTTTTAAATGCCAAAGATTATGAAGTACCTCAACAAAGGGAGAGGTTAATTTTTATTGGCGTTAGAAAGGATATAGATGCACAAATTACGTTTCCTAAAGGAAATCGTGATATAGTTACTATAAGGGAGGCGTTTGAGGGTTTAAACAATCCCGAAAATGAATCAAAGGAGTCTTCTATGAGTGAGGGTAAGGTAAAGGAGGTTGCATATCAACTGAAGCAAGGAGAAAGTGGTGACAAAATAACAAAGACCAAATACTTTGGTTTGAAACGACCAATCTTTGATGACGTTTGCTTTACTATACTTGCTCGACAAGGAAACAAATCATCTATACTTCATCCAATAGAAACAAGACAACTTACCATTTCTGAAATCAAAAGAATAATGTCTTTTCCCGATGATTACTATGTTGGCGACAAGTACATTCAAAAATGCGAGAGGCTCGGTAGAGCAGTTGCACCACTTATGATGAAAGCCATATCAGAACATATTTATCAATCAATTTTAAAAAAAACAAAAAAATGAAAAAAGAAGTAAAAACAAAAACATTAAGTGAAATTCTTGATTTAGAAGGAGAACTAAACATTTTGGAACAAATGGTTGACACCGACTTTAATGATTACAAAATTAAAATGTTGAAAAAAGATGCTGACCCCGATGCAATCGTTTTAGAAAGGTTTGACGATGCCTTGATTGGATTGTCGAATGATGGTTGCTTGGTTTATGACATTGGTGTGATGAGAAAGATTTTATGTCAAAGAGATAAAATGAGTATTGTACAAGCCGATGAGTTTTTGAATGACAAAGTCATTGCAATTAAGTTTGGCGAGTTAAACCCAATTTTCGTAACACTATATATGGATTTAGTATTTCAAACATTAAAATGAGAAAATCAGCATTCCCCTTGAGAATAGAATTAGAATCACTAACCGAAGGTGAGTGGAAGGTTATGTTGGTATATAAAGTCAACTCACCCGAAATGCTTTATAAAAAATTCGAAGACATAAAATGTCTTTATGGACTCAAAAGGGAGTATAGAATTTTTATTTACGCTAATTCTAAAGTAAACACTTATATCGAAAAATAAATTATCTACAAGCAAAGACCAATAAAATCAACTTTAAGTTCCCAATGGAATTTTTATAATTGTGATTATATTTTTTTGTTTGTTAAATTTGTCACCCCACACTAAATTTTATTTATTATGACTTTATTAAAACCTAAAAAAAGAGGTAGAGGAAGACCCGAAAAACCCAAAAGATTAGAACCTAATAATGATTTGTTAGATGTTAACGAAGTAGCCACAATGCTAAAGATGAGTGCATCTCACATTTACACTCTTACATCAACCAAAAAGATACCACACATAAAGGTGCTTGGTAGAAAAGTTTTGTTTGATAGAAATGAAATTATGGATTGGTTAAAATCAAAAAAGGTATCGGCTAAATAGTGGCGAAAAAAGGGAAAAATATAAACAAGGGAGTTCGGCTCTATAACAAGATTCTAAAGGAATTTACGAAAGTCAATAACTCGTTACCCGAAGATAGAAAGGTATCACTTGCTGATAGGCGTAAGTATATTACTGAAGTCTTATATCCTCAATTTAAAGGTATTGACCCAACTAAAGTAGGCGTAAAGGCGATTAGAAAGGGTATAGATGGCGTTGTTAGTTCTATAATACCTCAAGAGGGTTGTGACCCTAATATTATTTCCCCATCGGTTTACGCTGACGTTATGTGGTTTGAATTGGATGAGTTCATTAGGGATGTACTTCCAAAATGTATTTTCATTAGAGTTGATGGAGATAGTGCGGGTAAAACGAGGATATTCAACACTCTCAATTATGATTATAACCGAAGTGGCGTTAGAAAAATAATTGACAATATTCGAGATGAGGTAAATAACTCAAGTAGTGCCTCGTTTACGGGGGTGAAGAAGTTAAAACCTAACAAAGCCAATGATGGTACACCCGAAAATTATTTTATTGATTTTATACTTGTTATAAATAGCGTTCCAACAAGTTCAATTAATCCCATTTCCTACACTCTTTCTACTACTCAAAAAAAACAAGTTACATCAGTCCGAAACGCAATACTATCAAGGGTTAAAGACCTATCTAATAAGAAAAAAAGACGCAAAAACGCAAGAAAAAGTGCCATCAAAAATATTGGCGAAATAAAGAAGAAAAACAAGCGTTTAAAGAAAGCAAAATCACCCGACTTCAAAAGAAGATTAGCATTTGAAAGATTAAAGGAATTTTTAAAAGCAAAGAAGCAACTTCAGACGGCGTTTAATAGGGGTAACCTTACCCAAGAACAATTTGATAAGTTCAATAATGAACTTGATATTTTAATTGAACAAGTAAAAAAAGAAGGTGGAATAATTTAAAATGAAAACGATTAAATATGTTGGTAGCGTAATTAAAACTCAAGATTACAAAACCAAAGACAAAGAACTATTAATGCTGAATTTAATCAAAGCCAATGGTGGTAATGGTTATTATCGCAAAGGTAACTTCTCTACTGAATTGGTATGGGATAAGAAATCCTATATGTTTCCAAGTGACAATGATGTAAAATCATATACAAGAGGTATGTTCTTGTTTGGTATGGTACGCAAGGATGCTAAAGCGTTTATCAAGTCGGGTAAGACTATAAAAGTACCCAATAAATATCCTACCAATGAGTATAATGATAATTTCGATAAATTTGGATTTAAGATGGGTGGAACTGATTTAAACCATGCTTATTGGCGTATTGCTTTTAACTTGGGTATTATTTCAAAAACTACTTATCAAAAAGGTTTGGATGATGATTTTAAGGTGGTGAGGTTGTCGGCTTTATCAACTATGGGAAAGGGAAAAGATTACTTTGTTATAAAAGAAGGTAAACTTACCAACGAGGTTGTAAAGATTGGATATGACGAGGATATGGATAACTTGTACAAAGCCATTAGGTACACTTGTTTCAAGTATATGCAAATCCTCAAGAAAATGCTTGGCGATGATTTTATTTGTTATCGTACCGATTGTATATATTATGTTGATGTACCCGAAAATAGAAAGATGGTTAGGGAATATCTCAAAGAGCAAAATATGTCAATGAAACAACTTTACGCCATAAAAAAAACCCCACACGAGTGAGGTTTCTTTCTTACCTTAAAATAAAAATCATGCAACTAAAAATCTTAAACGAAGATAAATGAAAAAATTGCTTTTTGGGTTGTTATTATTTGTTTTATTTTTTTGTATCATTTATGGAATGACATTCATAATGGCGTATGGATATTACCATTGGAATCATTACATTTCTTATTTTATTGATTTAGTTTTTATTGTTGTTGTTATATATGTCATAGAAATTTCAGTTAAAAAAATTGACCAATACAACAAATATGATGAATAAAACATACAAAAATAAAGTGAATGTACCCATTATCAGAAAATGTGGTAATTGCACACATTATAGATTAGTAGAAGACAAAGATAAGATAGGCTATTGTGCATTGATGAATCTATACTTCGCTTTTACCCATGACAAGAGTGTTTACGCATTAGTCAAAGACTTTTACGTTTGTGAAAACCACACCTTTGTAAATGAAGAAACTCTAAAGTTGGAAAGTGAAGAAACTGATTTACTTCCATATCTTTTGGAGAGAAATAAAAACAAAAAAAATAAATAATTTATTTTGCTTGTATTTGCTTATAACTTAACTTTGTGGTATGTATATAGACGATAAAATATTTTACAACTTGACATCCCTTGATGTTAAAATTACCAAATCAGATGTTCAACATTTTGTTGAAGCCATTAATGATGAGTATTTGCCCGATTTAATAGATTTGGATGTTGACGAAGCAAAGATTAGGATTGATAGAAAGAATAAAGTCTTTAAGATTATAAAGAGGTATAAGACTGAAAATGATATGATGGCTGAAATGATGTTGGCTACGGCTATGAAGGTGGCGAGTAGGGCGGGTTTTAGTATATTATTTGAACCTAAATTTTCTAATTAATTACATATATGGACTATCCCGTAGAGAAACATGGTATTCGTTTCTACAATTATTATTTCTACCAAGTAGAAAAACCCATAACTATTGAAGCAAGAAACAAGCAAGAAGCAAGGATGATTATTAAAGAAATCATTGAGAAACTTTCTGATAGATATAGGGAGTCTAAAATCGTTGGCGAAACCATCATTATACCTCTTCTTGGCGTAAGCGAAAAGGTGGTTAAGGGTGTCAAATATATTTGGGTGGGTGAGTCAAAAGTAAAGGGAGGGTGGTTGCCCGAAGACGAGTATAGAAGACAATTAGCATTGAGTAAACGTAAACAATAATCTAAAATAAAACGAGTATGAATCTACCTAAAATCAGTCAATCCTTAATCAAGGGTTATGTTGACTATCTTAACGAAAAAGAGTGTGGCGTGTTTTTTCATGCCAACTACATCCAAAAAGACCCCGAAGCACAAAGAGAACCTTCAGACGCAATGAGGTCGGGAATTTACTTTGAGTATTTATGTACGGGTGCATTGCCAAAGAGTGGCGAAATACCCGAACCCGATGTAGTTTACAAGGGTAAGCCTAATGAGAAAATGTCAGCACCATTTGAAAGAGCCACCGAGAGTGCTAAAATTTTCAAAAGCATTATTGAGCATTATGACATCAAAATTTTAGAGGTTGGTCTTTCCTTGACCGATGGAGAGATTAGTGGCGTAATTGACATCTTTGCTGAATGGAAAGGTCAAAAGGTTTTCATAGACTTAAAGTATAGTGGTCTAATTGACGACAAGTGGAATGAAATGGGTTGGGATTTGGAAAGCCTACCTCAAAAAGATAGCCTAATGATTCAAGGTGTTCATTACAAATTACTTGCTGAAAAATGTTTGGGTATTGAGGATATTCCATTCTACTATTTTGTGTTTTCTTCAACCGACCCAAACAACGTTAAAATTATCTTGCAAGAGGTTGACGAAACTAAGAAACAAAACCATATCGTTGCTATCAACAATGTCATTGGGAAATTGCAAAATGATAATTTTGTTGCAAGACCTACTATGCAAAGATGCTCAAAGTGTCCTCTTGCACATAAATGTCAATATAAAGTCGACTTCCCATTGGTAGATACAATTTACTATTAATCATTTTTAAACCGATTACAATGTCAAAACAAACGAGTGTAGAGGAAATCCCTCAAGTTAAATTATCCCCCAAGCAATCGGCTATTGCGACCTTAAACAATCAATTCTCTAACTATGAGAAGAAGGTATTGCCCGATTTGTTGGAAAAGCATGGGATTAGCGTACCACAATTCATCCAAGTGGTAATGTCAGAAATCAAGAAGAACGAGAAGTTGCTTCAAGCGTTTATGGAAAATCCTTCGTCAATGTTTGCCTCGATTTTGGCGGGTGCTGAAATTGGATTAATTCCAAGTGATATGATTGGCGAGTTTTACCTAATCCCAAGAAACCTAAAACAAGCCGATGGCAAGTATAAAATGAGTGTAACTCCATTGATTGGTTACAAGGGTTTGGTGAACATCATTTTAAGAGGTGGTGAAGTATCAAGGGTGCATACCGAAGTAGTGTATGAGGGTGACGTATTTGAGCCTATTTATGGTTTAGAACCTAACATCATTCATAAGCCAAACTTTGATGTTCCAAGAACAAGTGACAAAATTAAATACGCCTACGCAGTGGCGAAGATGAAGTCGGGTGAGTACCAATTTTGCGTTATGACGAGAGCCGAAATAGAAGGGGTTAGAAATATGTCCAAGAACTCAAACGACCTTTACTTCAATGACAAGATGGGTATTAATCGTTGGATGGAACGCAAGTGTGCTTTGATTCAGTTGAGCAAGATGTTGCCAAAAGATTACTATTCAAAAAAAGCCATTGGTATGGACTCTATGCTTGAAAGTGGTGCTTTGCTTACATTGGATGATAATAACAATGTCAAGATTATTGAATCTAAAATCCCTACCAAGCAAAGTAAATTTCGAAACATTTATGGAACTCTCAATACATCGAGTGAAGATACTCAAGAGGTTGAGCAAAATGATGAGAACTAAAAAATTAAGGGTGGCTAAATGCCACCTTTTTAATTTTGCACACCAATTAAGTAAGAACAATTTGCTTGTGCTACGAATGACGCGGCTTGAAAGTCAGTATTGATAACTTCAGTTTTATTAACCAAATATGAATTAGTAGATAGGTTAAAAACGAAATAATTGGTGAGTTTATTAACTCCAAAACCTACTATATCTAAAACTATATTGTTTCCTACACTTATATTAAATTGACCACTTGTGTTAGAAGGCGATGTGGTTATCACTTGAGAAACTGCATTTTTTAATATTTCAGCACCTAAACCAAACCCACTATAAGAAAATGAGTAGTTAACAAAAGTATTAGAAACATTATTGTATATAGTAAGGTTAGCGTATTGGATGTTGTCGTTGTAGTTGTTTATTCTATTGTTTGCATCGAGAAAAAAAGCACCTATGTTTAAAGTATTTAGAGCATTAACCACATTAATCAAATTACCTCCACCAAATGATATGTTTGCTAAAGAATAAAAAGAGTCATTTTTACTTTTGAATTGAATAGAAACAAAATTCTCAGTATTTATAACCAATGATGAAGTATTCCATTGATATTGCGTAGTTGCATTGGAGTTGTCCATTGGGTCTGAATTATTACCAAAAAAACTAACGGGAACAATGCCCGATGTAGTATTTTGTATATTAAAATTCAGTATCTCTATCATAGAATGTCTTTGTATTGGTCAAAGAAATCGTATTTGTCGGAAGCGTATTCTAATGCCTTAAAATTATTTATTCCATTAGCGTCAAGAGTATCAGCGTTACTTATTCTTTCCGAATATAATTTGATTTGAAGACTTGTATTTGGTTGCATTTTAAATCTAAAAAAATCTCTACCATCGATTACAAGACTCTTGTCTTTTGTTTCAATGTATATTGAGTTTTGCGATTGAAATGGGTCTATTGTACTTAAAACCGATTGTAGATTTTGATTACCACTACTATCATATTTAGAATATTGAAAATTACCTTGAATTTGAACCAATGTGTCGGTATTCAAATAAATTTTGTTTACATCATAATTATATTGACCCAATGAGTTTTTGAATTGAGAATATGTTGTCGTTCCCGTAAGTGTGTTTGAAATCGCGGGTATTGAATTGTTTGTTATGGTTGGTGTAAATGTTGCCACTATCCAATTTTCTTTTTATAATACAAATATGACAACGTTGTTACTCCTATCAAAACTAAACCCACAATGGTAAAGTTAATTTTTTTTTTATTACTTCTATAAAATTCAAGAACGTTGACTAACAATAGTCTTGCATTTAAACCCAAAGCATATTTATTTGCTTCGACTTGACCTTCGGGTGTGGTTATTTCGTAAAATCCAAAATAGTTTCTTGTCTTCAATTTATCAGCAAACTCTTGAGCATCCTTAACATCTTTTAATTCATTGAAACCAATTCCTTTTCTTGTCTTTTTGTAAAGTCTTTGAATTACATCCTTTGCACTATCGGTAGGCGTATTATACTTTGCGTAATAATCTCTATCAACGCAATTACCACCATTCTGACAAGATGATGACCTTTCATTCATTGGTGCAAGTGTTCCTCTTGAAGCAAATGCTTGACCAACATACTTCATCCCATACATATTGTTGTTGTTAGCAAATACATTAGAGCCATAGTTGGCACTTTCAAGTCTTGCTTGTGCAACAATTAATTTAGCCGAAGTGGGAGAGAAACCCTCTTGTATTGCTAAATTGTATATCTCTTGGTCTAAATTCATAATTAGTTATTTATCATTATTTCTTTTCCTTCGAGGTCGCAAACTACTAATTTGCTATCTGACTTCCTACGATAAACTTTTACTTTGAACTCTTTAGCGAACTCACGATTTAACTCATCAAGGGTGCTTTGCGACTCCCCATTATTATAGGCATCAATATATGCTTTGAGGGCGGCGAAGCCATTTTTTGCCATTGGATTTGTCTTGGAGGTTTGTGTGGACATAGTCGGACTTTTCATTGGCTTTCTATCTTTAGGGTCATCCTCCTTCTCACTATAATTAAGTTTAGTATCAGAGTTTACTACGTTCAATTTTGGCTTGAAAAACCAAAACACAAGTAATCCCATACCAACTACAAATAAAGCCTTTTTATGGTCGTTTGTTATTGTCATAATTATTTGTTTAATACTTTTACTAATACCACTACTACCAAGACACCTAAAGCACTATATAAAATTAGTTTGTTTTTTGATTTCTTGCTCATTAATTCTAACTCTTTTCTTTTATACTCTTGTATTGTCAGATAAGCGTCATTAACGTCAGATTGAGTATATAAACCTTTCTTGTTTAATAACTCATCCAACTTGTTTTGCAACAACTTTGCATTGTTGGAAACTTGTGTGAAAACCACACTTGATAAATCATCACTCTTTAATTTATCCTTTGCTTCGGTTAGCAAAGACTTTATTTCATTTACAACTGATAAATCATCCATAATTATTTAGTTACTTTTTTAATAATAATCAAACCTACCAACAAAACAATAACCCCACCAAAAATCAAAAATATTTTTTTTCTTTCTCCCATAACTCCTCCCAAATTTTTATTCTCTATTGAACTCTTAATTTTATTTGCTGACTTTTCACCCTCCACTTTGGATAAGAAATCCATCATATAACCAAGTCTTGCATCTTGAGTTTGTAACGCCCTTAATGAGTTTTCTAATTCAGTTGCTTGTTTCTCATCAAGGTATTGTATTTGCCCTAATAATAATTGTCTTTGTTCCTCATTTTTTATAGCATAAGAAGTTGTTATAATACTTGTCGCCACTTGACCAACAATCGCAATAATTTGATTAACTGCGTCGGCAGTTTTTGCATTTTTTTGAGCCTTTGCCACATCCTTTAACTTCGCAAGAGTTTGTGGCGTAAATGTTGGAAATGTTGACATAGTTATGCTAATTTAAGTACTGCCAATGCACCCACAACAATCATACCTCCACCAACACCCACAATAATCAAATTTCTTTTATCGGCTTTGGCTTGTTCTTGTCTTGAAGCAATGGTTGTTGATATTAACGCATTTTGTTGAGCCATCTTAATATTAGCCACCGAGTCAGTTAAGATTTTTAACCTTTGAGTGTCGCTATTGGTTTTTTGCAACGCTTTTTCTAACTGACCTTTTTGCATCCTATCAAGTTGGCTTTGGGCATCTTGCATTGCCATTGCTTCTTGTTGTGCTTTGCCTTGACTAATGGCTGAAAACACACCCGTCGCCGCCCCAACCGCTCCGACACAAACGCCTATTATTGCTGCTGACATAATTCTAATTTTTTATCTTTTAATAATGGGTTTATAGTTTTGCTCAAAGCATTTGAAGACTCTTGAGCATCTTTTATTTTAGCCTTCGCCTCATCATCTAACAAAGTATTGTCATAATCCTCAAACAAGTCCAATTCTAAATCCTCTAAACTTTTGTTTTCGGGATTTGGGTGAATCGTTGTCCATAAACAATCACACCAAGCATACGCAATCCTCCTCGTGTTAGGTTGTGTTATACCACAATGAGGTGCTTGAAGTATATGTTCAGTACCATCATTATCCCAAACTGAAATAACACCCTTCAAAAGTATGAATTGATGTTGTGTCTTGTGAGTCTTACTCGTAATAATAGTTCCTTGTGGTATTGCTAACTCTCTTAGGTATAAACCATCGGTGAATCTATGTACCAAAGGTAACGTTAATGGTTCAAAATTTTTACACATTAAAGCCTCTATTTCATCCATCCTTTGACCGATGTTGAAGTTTTCTTCTAAAACAATTTCTTTATTCGATTCCATTTTTAATAGTTTAAATTGAACTTATTGGAGTCCCTTCTTGAATTTTGCCCGATAGCCAATAACCGACAACGTCACTATTCTGATAAGAAATCCATGTTGCTTTTTTAATTGGGTCATATTGCTTTGCAATATAATCATTACCACCATTAGCGTTTAAAAAGTTTGATTCTTGTGAATCGCTTGTAGGTTTTTCAACCAATTTAGGCGTAAACAATTTTGCACCATACTTTTTAAATACAAAATAACCGACAATGGCGAAGCCAATTCCGATTAATAGTCTTTGTTTTTTCTTGTCCATAATAATTAAATGCGAAATGGATGAGTTAATTACAACCCATCCAAATCTATTTTGAAAGGTTGTTTTTTTTAGTCGTTCATTGCCGATTCCATCAATGAATCCATTTCAGTAAAATTGCTTTCGCCTTTACCTTTTGACATTGTTGGCAAACCTACTTTAGAACCATACTTTTTATAAAGTAAATATGCTAATACTAAAGCACCACCAATCAATAGGTATTTTTTTGTCTTGTTATCCATTTTTATTTTTTTTAAAGTTTAATTTTAATATCTTCTACGAGATGCTGATGTTGATGATGTTGGAGTACATGAATTAATTGCTTTAGTACCCGCAATTCCCGAAGCAACTGTTGTACTCGTAGAAGGAACTATTGTGTAGCACTCTCCATTTGATGAACATGAAGGACAAGCGGGTACGTTATCTCCACTACTTGCTCTTCTACCTGTTAATCTTCCACTTGCATAACTGAAATTACTTTCCTTGTTATCATTTGGTTTTGATGTAGGCATCATTTTATTTTTACCATATTTTTGATATAGTAAATACCCTACGACTACAACGCCACCAATCATTAGGATGTTTTTTACATTTTTATTCATGTTTGTTTTTTTTTGGTTAGTAAATTTTTATTTATAATTTATTGACTAAAGCACAACCTTCGACTTTATGTCTTATTGTTTAGTTACATATTGAGATGAAACATACCCCATAGTTGCTTTACCATTAGTAGTTAATTCCATCCAACCATCGATTGCTGACTTCTTCAAAAGAACTACTTGACCTTTATTCAACTTACCAATTTTCTTTCCACTCGGACTTGGCGTTTCTCTAACGTTAAGAGTAGTTGATTGTGTAGTAACTACATATTTTTCGTAATCACTACCACTTTCAGTAGTTGTGCTTGGCGTTTTATCATCTTTTGATGTATTATCAACACCATTATCACCTTTAACTATTGGATGTACTACTTTTCTATAAACAAGGTATAAAATGGTTGCAACGCTTAATATTGAAACGACTCTTATGATTGTATCTTTTTTCATTTTATTTATTTAGTGCCATATTTGGCGTTCCATTGAGCAAGTTTATCTTGGTCAATACCATAATTAGAACTTGATGGTGTTATTAAATTTGTTGTTGTTTTAGATGGCACTTGTTCACCTATTTTAAGCCAATTAGTACTTTGCAACATTTCTTTCAATGTTGGCATAACTAATGGTTTTAATTTTGGTACTTCAAGACCTAATGAACCAAGAACCTTTGGCTTTGTAGGTTGTTGTAATGGTAAAGGTGTGAAATCTTTTATCTCATTTTCTAAAGTAGGTTTTTTGTTTCTACCCTTTATAATCAAATAAGCAATACCACCAAGTACTATCACCGATGAAAATATCAATATTGTTTTTGTTGTCTTTTCCATTTTTTATTTTTTATCCTAATACTAAAACTTGGTCAGCACGAATAAAGCCACTTTGTTTTGAATTAGGTTCGATTAAATTATACCAATTATAACCACCACTACTAACGACACCATTAACTTGAATTTGTTGACCACTACCAAACGTCACAAGTTTTTTACTTAATGTGTTTGGTTTCTCTCTCAATATAGATTGGCTTTTAGGTTGAACCATCAATGTTGTAGGAATTATAGACGTTGTTGGTGTTGTAGTTGTCGTTGAAGTTGTTGATTTTGTAACATCAGTTGTTGATGGAGTAGAAGTTTTATCACCTTGAGCATTTAGTTTTTCCATAGCATCTTTTGAATTTTTGATGCCTCTATAAATTAAATATGAGGTTACTCCGATAAGAATAACCGATACTCCAATCATAACTCCAACTTTACTTTTACTTGCCATATTGTTTTAAAATTAAAACTTACTTTATTTCAAATCCATAAGGACTAATTAAATAATAATTCATATTATATGGGTCTCGTATTTCAATCATTCCATTTGATAAAATTGTGAATGTTGAACTACTACCTACATCTATTCTATCTCCATTTTTAATAACAACAAATTTATTATTAGGAGTTCTACCATCCGATGTATATTTTCCTTTTTGAATTTGTGTGTCGCTAACCGCATACCAATCATTTGAAGAAGGACTTTTTTTGAACTCGGCAATTAATTTAGAAGATAGGGATTTTCTATTATCTTCAAGTGTTTTTTGTTTTGCCATTGTTTCGGCATCCGATTTCTTTTTAGATGTTTTGCTTATTATTGCATCAATATCATCTTGAGAGTCAGCACTTGTTTTACCTAAAATGGTTTGTAATGCTTTTTCGGTAATACTACCAAAGTCACCATCAGCACCATACTTACCCAATAAAGTATTATCGTATTGTAGGATTGCATTTTGCAATTCTATTACTTTACCACCTTTACTACCCTTTCTTAATGGGAATAGTTTTTTTACACTTGGAGTTATGCCACCTTTAGAGTTGCTTTCTACTTGGCTATTTTCTTGTGGGTTATAGTTATCGGGTGCATCTTTACCCTTCGCTAATGAATTTCTAATAGCCTTATAAACCAAATAGAGTCCTATTGCAATGGGAACTCCAAATATGATATAAGGTAAAATTTTGTTTTTTTGTGCCATTTTTTATTTTTTTATTTTTTTATAAAATCACTAATATAACTATAAATAAAAGACCATATTACGCCAACCACCATTAAACCTCCAACTAATTTGTTTTTCAGCATCTTGTCGTTTTCAACATATTTCTTGACTTCGTTCAATTCAGAAACCAAGCCTTTTTGACCATAAGTGGGGTTACCAATTACGGTTTGATTTAGTTGAGTTAAAGTTTTTTCCATCTCACGCAACATATATTGCATATCGCTTTGAGTGTTTTTAACTTCAGTTAGCATTGTTCGTATGGACTCTAAATTAGACTCTTCCATATTATTTCAAAGTATAGGGTTATTAATCTTGTTTCAATGACCAAAGACTTTTATGTATAAAATACACCAAAGGTTTCAGCACTAAATCAGAAAATCCAAGCATGAATGCCACACCAAAATTTCCCATTGTCGCAAAACTCAAACCAAATGTACTACTTGTTCCTATAATTTGAGAAGTTATGGTCTTTAAAATAGACTTATAAACCCCATTTTTTTAATTTGTTGTCAACATAAAGTCCTCGTTTAGATTATTTTATTTATAACCCATACTTACCTTTTGATTCTAAAAGCATTTTTTCTTTAATCTTGGTTGCTGATATTTCAGCGACATCGGTTGGTGGTATGTGTTCAATAATAGAATACCCAACCCCTCTTTCAAACTCAACCGAACATATATCGGGGATGACTTGAACCTTCACCCTTCCCTCTTGAATTAAGGCATCATATTCATTCATTATATTTCCTAAAACTTCAAGTGGGGTAAATGAGTTTTTCATATCGGGTTCTACATCTTTAATAGCAATATATACGTTCCCACCTTCCTCTAATACTTTTTCAAACATCATTTTGTGACCTTGATGTAATGGTTGCCACCTACCAATAAACATTGAATATTGGTTTTTCTTTTTTTCCATTGAACTCTCGACATGAATCTTTTTACTCCACTCCATACAAATAGTTTGTTTTTTCTTTTATATAATTCCTAATTTCGTTAACACATTCATCAATATTTTTTTCCGATGTATTTATTCGTAAGCAATCTTTCGGCTCATCAAATTTTTTGGCAAAGTAATCATTCCGACCTCTATCTTGGTTATACTCAAGATAAATCTCAATCAGAGTGGTTTTACTCCTCAAATATTGCCTCAACTCTTCAAATGGAGAAACAAAACTCATTAGTGATACGAACCCATTTTGTGACAAATAAATAGCCATGTCGTATGCACCCTTTAAGTTTCTTTTTCTTCCTTCTTCCGAGTAGTCTTTGTTATCGGTTATTTCTCTCCAAACATCGCCATCAATCCTCATAGTATGAGATGGCATGAAAGGTACAAGTTTATCAGCGAGGGTCGTTTTGCCCGAAGAGGGTTGACCAAAGAGTAACACTACCATAATCGTTCTATTTTTTGTAATCAAATTTGGTGTAATACCATTTGAATCTATCATATAGCCACTCACGAGCATCTTTAGGTATGATTGTGTCAGCGTCAGATTGTTTTAATTGCAACTTTGGTCTGATAGTATGTAAATCTTTAGTAAGACCATATACACTATCATCTTCGGTTGTAATTTGTTGTATATTATCAAAGTCATGCTCATAGTGAGGAACTCCCAAATATTCATAAACTCTAATCATTGTGTTTTCGGGATATAAACATAAGTCTTCGGCTTTAACAAACAAAATTTTGTCGTCATAACCTTCGCTAATAATACCAAGCAATCTTTCAATGGCACGACCAATCGTATTCCTACCATCCATCCACTCATCAATACGCTTGTAAATGGTTGTACCTCTACCTTCAGCATCATTCCTTATTGGGTCATGTCTTAACTGATTTTTTCGATAAATCTTTTCGTATGAAGCGACTATATCTTTTAGGTTACGCACCATGCAAACAATCTTTGGATTTGGATAAACCTCATTTAGAAAACCACGATATGTTCCCCACCCACGACTTTTAATCATAAGGTACTTTTTGTCGGTTAAGGCATTTGCATACCCCATCATCCCATTGTAGCAAAACGACTTGAACGCTTTAGCCATGACCTCTGAATCTTGAGCCAAAAATTCGGGTGAATTAGTATAGTTACCTCTTGCACCAAATATCAATTCAAGTAAGCCATCGGTTGGTGTTACATGGAAGTCGGGGTTTTGACCTATTATGTTTTGAAACATAGTTGACAATGCTCTTGGCATAGACGATTGAAAGAATAGTTGTTGTGACATTTTTATTGTTTATCTAATGAAGCAAATATCTTTTCTATGTCGAAGATGTCTTCCTCTGACTTATATGGAAACTCGATTGGGTCGCCAACAATATTAAACTTTGATAGGAAACTATTTTTCAATTCGGGTTGGTGGTTAAATGGATTTGCAAGGATGTTGTCATGTAACTCGTAACCCAAAACCTTTGGAGAGTTAGTAATCCAACATACGCTTGATTTTAGACCCATAGAAGCACAAGCGTGTTGCAAGAATGAATCTATTAATAATCTCTTTGAAGTAAGCAAGGTGAGTGCTAAAATCTCTCTGAAGTGGGCGTGTATAGGAGTAGTGTTTGCGTAACCAATTTGGTCTTCTCTTCTAACATGGAGAATATTAAAATCCTTCTTGTATCTTTCAATTACCTTGTCTACAACGCCTATTGGTAAATCTCTTGCGAAAGAGTATTTAATGTCAGAATTTGCACCACCATTGGTTTGCATTAAGAACAATGGCTTATCTGATTTATACTTATGTTGATAGAAGTCCAACTCTCTTCTTGTAAGATAAATTTCGGGCATTTCCCCATCATAAGGAATGTCAAACATTTCACACCACACTTGAATCAAGTGCTTGTTTTCTTTAACGTAGTCAACCTCAAGGTATGGGTTGTGTAAAAATAACAACGCCTCTTTGTTTTCAATGTAGTCGGTGTAGAAATAACTTATGTTACCAAACTGAAGTGACTTGTAAATATTTGGGTTATTTAAGTAAACTTCGGGGTAACCCGATATGATAATCAAGTTATCATTTGGGTATTTCTTTTTAATGGCTTTTGCAACTGAAGTGGAGGCTATTACCTTGCCAATACCACCATCTATTTGGAATACAATGTTTTTCATTATTTTATGCGTTTGTTTTTTTGTTACCTAATATGCACCATGCGAATCTATTGTCGCTTGATTGATGTACTTCATATCCTAACTCTTCGAGTTTTTCAACCGACCTTTTATGTTTGATGTGACTAATGTCGTCAAGCATAAGTATTTTGTTAGACAAGTATGACTTGCTATAACTCATAAAGGCATTAAACTCCAAATACCCAACACCACCCGCCGAGTCCAAAAAAACTAATTGCTTTCTATAATTATTGCAAAATATATCAAGGGCGTTTTCTACTACCACTTGATGGGAGATTTCCCTCATGTAAAATGCTTTGGGATAATCAGAGTCGTATTTAGTTTCTATGTCGAATCTTTCGTTTAGAAGACCTCTGATTAAATCGTTTCGGCTCAATGACAAGCCATGAACGACACACACATTTTCGTAATTGATAAGATTATTCGTAGCATTGACAAAATTGTTATAGTTACATTCTATTGAGAAAACGTACTTCTTTGTTTGAGCAAATACACTTGTACTTCCCAAGCCATTAAAAGCACCCGTCTCTACAATCTCATCCACTTCGTTTTCTTGTAGAATTTTATTTACAACGTTCTTAAATTCGTTGTTGTTTAGGTTTATCGAGTATTCTCTTTTGAATGACTCGATGGTAGTCGGTTCTATCATTTTTAATCGATTTTTTTACAAATATATACAAAAAATTACCACGCAACTTCAACTAATTTAACACTTGCAACTGCCCTAAAAGTCGTTCCCGTTCCCGCCGTTGTTGGTGCTACTAATGTCAATAATAAATTTTGACTTGCACCCACCGAAACTGTTACATTTGATGATGCCATACCACTATCATTATGGCTTGAAATATTTGTTTGTGCTGATATGGAAGAAGTACCTCCAACACGCTTGAAAAAGAAAGCATCATTTCCAACATGAACTGCACCAACCGCCAATCCACCACCTGTTCCACTTCCTAAAGTCGTCACCACAATAACCCAACTTACTTGAACATTCCATGCTCTATTATTTCCTCTTGGGATGATTAATTCGCCCACACCATCCAAATACATAGGAGAAGTTCCACTTGCATTTAATGTTGCTTGTTTCCTTGCAATTACTTGTGATGTTTGTGCGTCGGATTGACTTGTTAAATAACCACTTGATTGAACGCTTTGAAAATATAAATAACTACCTGCATTTAATCCACTTACAAGAGAGCCACACCCACAAGCAAAGTTACCAAATCCACTTACAATGCTTGAAAAATTAGAATTAATAGTATTATTAGTACCATTTATTATTGATGAATATATACTACTACATATTGAATTATAACATCCATTTTCTATGGTATTATAACAATTTTGATAACCCGATATAGTATTTGTTAAACCATTTGAAATAGTCTGATAACCACTACAATCACCTATAATACAACTATTAGTTCCACTTATTATTGTGTTTCTTTCAATGTAATCACCACTTATTGTATTTCCATAACCATTATGAATTGAATTTACAAACATATTGCTTCCTACAATACAATTTGTACCACCACTACTAATAAAATTCCAACCTCCTTCATCTCCACAAATTTTATTTATATATCCTTCTACATTGGCAAAAGTTTGGTTAGCACCAATAATACAACTACAACAACCATTACCTATAATATTATACCTACTTCTATAACCCGATATAGTGTTATTATACCCACCATCAATAATATTATACCTATTACAAGTATTTGATATATTATTTAAGTTTCCACTACTTATTAAATTAAACCAATTATCGTTACCAATAATAGTATTTTGAGAACCACCACCTACTAAATTATGATATATATAAATACCCGAAATACTATTACAAAAACCTTGATTTATTGAATTATAAGTATTTCCATAACCCGAAATACTATTTAGATAACCACTAATTATGGTGCTATGGTCAACATAAGTTCCCGAAATACTATTTGATTGACCATTGATTATTGTATTTAATGAATAGGCACTAATTGAATTAAAACAACCATTTAATATTACACTATAAAAATTTGAAGCAATGGTGTTACATCTTCCATTTCCAATAAATGAATTATTCCCACTTGAAATATTTATACACCCATTTCCAATAAATGCGTATTGACCACTACTTGTATTAGAAAATCCACTTACAATTACACTCCTTTCTGCAGTTGACACCCCACACACACCTCCTACTATTACTGATGCAATTCCACAAGAACAATTACAAAGACCACCAACGACTACGCTACCATAATTTGAATAACTACTACTTGAAGTATTACAATAACCTCCTCCAACAAAAGAATAGCAATTAGATGTATTGGCAACTCCTCCAACAACAACACTTCCATTATTGCAAGTTGTGTTCCGATACCCTCCACTTATTGTTCCATCAGCACCCCAAACTGTATTACATCCACCTCCTCCAATAAATCCACGTTGACATTGAACTTTATTACAACACCCACCTACAATGGTAGAAAAAATCTCACATGAGATATTGCATAGTCCTCCCAAAGAAGTACTATAATCGCCACAAGATGCGTTATTAACGCAACATCTATAAGTTGAGCAAGTACCACAACCTAAAACTTCGACACCACATTGGTTAATGGTTGTGCAACAAGTCGTACAACATACTATGGTGCAACCTCCACCTCCTCCCGATGCACCGAAAAACCCCGAATTTCTACTTCCAAAATCCATAGTTTAAATATTTTAAGTTGTTGGTGCATCAAATGATGGCAATGGTGGTTCTACTATTGGTAGTGATGTTGAGGGATTAAATCCAATCACAGCCATAGCCAAAGCGTCAAATAAAGTTGTGTTTAATTTAGACGATTCCACCCTAAAAGATTCTTGACCTTCTTCTTTTGCTAACCACTCGGTAAATGAATCATTAAAAACATTGATAGCGTGATATGTATTTGGAGTTGTTGAGTTTGTTGGTTTATTTTCATAAACATTATTGATGCAAGAGTCTAATTCCATTTGTACCATTGACCCTTGTATTTGATAATTAAACCCATTACCTATTACTTTAACGATACCAAATCCAAAAATGTGTATTGTATTATATAATTTATCAGCCATAATTTATTTTTTTAAAACCCTATTAAAATGTCTATGTTACCCGAAACCCAAGTTATGGTTATGCCATCGAGTGGGGAGGCGGGACTTAGTGCTGATATATTAATGCCTTGACCTGATGAAAGCGTCACCGCTGTTGGTAAAAGATTTTTGAAAGGAATTGAGCCAACAACTCTACAACTCGCTGACACAATATCACATTGTACCGAAACGAACATAGCACCATCAATTTGATTGATGGATATTGAACCCGATGTTAATGTATATGTCCAAAATCTCATTAATTTATGTTTTATTCAGAAAGGATGTCTTCGGTATTAAACAATGACTCTAACTCAACTTGTTTTACATATTGATTGCCATTGTATAACCACATCACCATTTCCTTATCATTAAAATATGTTACAACGCTTACTTTACTTGTTTCTATATTATCACTCTCACAAAATCTATTCAAAGCACCTTTTATAAAATTGGGTACAAAAAAACTATACCCTTTGAAATCAATCCTAACTCCTAATACCTCCATAAAATCGAGAACCTTTACATTGGTGTAATCTTTAGTTATTAGGTATTCGGCTTCTCCATCTTGTCCTAATTTAAAAACGAGTTGTACGTTTTTCTTTTGAGTGTTTAATTCTTTTGCATTTCTCTCCAAACATTTAGATACGATGTCGGTGAATTTTTCAGTAATGAAATCGAGCATTTTAATCGGTTTTAATTGTTATTTAGTAGGTATAATACTTGCCAAGTATTGTTTGATTGATGTTTCATAAGTGATTGGTAACGTAGTAGATACAAAACCACTTTTTATTTTTGCGAAACCATCAAATTTAAACATAACGTCTTTATTCTTTCCAATACCCGAAGTTACATCAATTATGTTTTTAAAAATGATTTGTGGATTAATTGATATGTTTAGGGGTATGTCTGAAGAACCACGAGCGGGAATTATGAAGGGTTTGTCCTCATTAATGTAACCAACCCTAACTCCCATCAAATACAAATCCAAGTATAACTTTTCGACTTTCGCTTCAATGTCAGCCTTACTTATAAATCTGATAGTAAGGACAATGTTTAGTTCATTTAGAGATAACTTGTTTATCTTGATTCCCGAAAATGACCAATCAAATTCTAATAGTTTTTTGGCTTGGTATGTAAAGTATTTATACAAACCAAACCCTAAAAGACCTAAACCACCTATTATCAAAAGTGCTTTTTTCATTTTACTTTTTTAACGCTTTAATTACAATAACTAAAGTAACTAAAACAACAACACCACCAATACCATACATAAGATATTTAGTTGTCTTGTTACCACCACTTATAGGTGCTTGTGTTAAATCGGGTGATGATGCACTTGCTTTATTTATTTCAGCCAAAGTATCTTCCTTTTGCTTTTGCAAATCAGATGCTTGTTGTTTTTGAACACATTTCAATGTTGAAATTTTGTTCTTGTAATTTGCTTCAGCATTTTTTAATGCACCAACAACATTTTGTATTCTTGCTTTACTTGGTGCTGAACTTAATTCCACTTCGATAGCATTTTGTATTGCAATCAATCTATCTTGCAAGTAATCACAATCATTTTCTTTAGTTGCGTCTATTACCCATTGATTTGGAACATTAGACGCATCATTTTGTGACCTTTTTTTATCAAAATACTTGTGACTACGCAAAGTAAAGTTGCTGAAGTTGTTGTCATTGTTATCATTGATAAAGCACTTATCACCCAATCTACTTGGTGATAAAGCACTCATTTCGCTTTGTTCAATCATTTCTAATCCCATAGTGTATATTTTTTAAAATTTATATTTTATGCCTTGTTTACTTAATGCTTGATTTATTGCATTTATTTCACTTTCATCTAACTCATCTGAAATCGCCGCTGCTAAAGAACCCGTAAAATTACCCGTTCCCCATCCACATTGGTCATAAGTTCTCACACCATACGCTTGACTTAATTGTAAAAAATCAGCATCGTTTTTAAATTTATAAATTATGTTTACAAATTTTGCACCACTTCCACTCCATTGACTATTCCAAAGAGATGTTGGTGCTAACAATGGTATTCTTATACTTGGGTCGCATCCATCAAATTGTTTTTGTAAAGCATCAGCCCAAGCCTTATATTGTGAACCCGAAAATGTAGGATAAACACCATTTTTAACGAGTGTATCTAACTCTTTCTTTTGCTCAACAACAACCTCCATATCTTTTTTCTTTTCAGCCGATTGTTTAATTCTCTTTAAAAAAGACTTTGTAGTGAAATAAACTATTGCTATTCCACCAATAACAACAACTCCTTTTGCCCATGATGGTAAACCCTTATAAACTTCAAATGCTTTGTTTGACATTGTGTATTTTTTATTCGTAAACGATATAGTTGTTTTTTTCAAAATCGTCAATAAACGCTTTAATCTTGTCATACCTCACCTTGTTTTGCTCGGTAGGTGTGTTGATAAAAGTTTTTAAGAACGCTTCATGACCTTCAAATCTTGGGTAACCTAATCCCAAATAGATAAGTAAGCCATTCAAGTCAGCCTCACTCTCATTGTCAATATCCTTATTAACATAGAAGTGACTATACTCGTGTAGCAATATAGCCATTCTCATTGGAATAGTGTCGGGAATCATTTTCTTTTGAGAAACTTGAATCCTTCCCGAATCCTTGTTGATACGAGCAGGGGTTTCGAGTTCTTTACCACTCTTACTACTTATGATAGTAGGAACGTACTCAATAGTAAACTTGCCATCAGATGATACATAAGTACCCGATGACAAATGACCCGCATTGAAACAAAACCTTGTACAAAAATTAATGAACGACCTCAACGTTGAATTTGTAAAATCAAGCACATCCAATCTTTTTTCTAATGGTAGTTTCTTGATTTCAACAACCTCAAATGAATTGTCTTCTTCCTTGTTGTCGCCAATCCTATCATTCCAAACTTTTATTAAGGCACTTTTTCCACTAATTGGCATACGCACAAAAAAAGAACATTCACCATTAATGGTTTTCCATCTATTTGTGAATATTGTGTTTTTAAGATATTCGTCATAAACCTTTAAGTGTATCTTTTCGGGTTTTGGCGTTTTTATCTTAATTAACAAGGTGAACTCCTCGTATCTCGTTGGTAACTTATAAATCATTTACAAAAGGTTTTATTGTCACCATTGGTGGTGCTATTGTACTTTGTTGTCTTGCGTCATATCCTTTTTGAAAAGACTTAAGATACCTTTGTCTTTTATTGAGTCTTGGTTGTTGTCTTAAATCTAAAACGATTGTTTTTTTCTCTTCTAAATTAGCCGACTCATCCACTTGTGGCTCAACTATTGATGCTTTTGGCTTCTTTGCTCTTTTATAAATCATATAACCAACTAACGCTAAAGCACCTAACAAAAGAATATTTTTTGTCTTCATCTTACTTATTTTTTTTGTAAATTTTGTATGCGATGGCACTAACTATAATTAAGCCACCCAACACTAAAATATAATTTTTAATTCCAAACGTTGTTTTATTTGGGGTGTCGGTTTTATAACCACCTTCCTCACTCATCTTTTGTTTTGTTTCAAGAAATGACTTATCAGAGGTTAATGAGTTTTTTGGACTAACACCACCAAAACTTGCCATCTTTTCGTCTTCTCTTTTTCTCCATTCTTTATAAGTAAGAGTTGTACCACTCTCCTTCCATTTTTGGTTATAACTTTTTTCCATGTTATAAAATTAAAACAAATTTTAGTTTTCGTAAAACTTCTCTAAAGCATTTCCTATTAATAATCCACCTAATCCAAATAATAAACCAAAAGTGGCGTAACCCATAAAACCTTTGTTTTGTTTCATAGCGTAAAACATACCACCTACAATTCCTATTGTACCAAGTGTACTACCTATTTGTGTCTTTTCCATATCAATCTACTTTTAAAAATTGTTTTGTAATAAATCCACCAACTAAAGCACCCACACCCGCCCCAATTACAAGGCTGAAATTCCTCGTATGAGCAAAGTATAAACCTAAAAACAAACCTATTGCACTACCTCTCATAGTACCTTTAGTTTGTTCTTTAATGATGTCGTTAGCATCTTTATTCTTGTTGACATTTATTTTGTCTAACAAGTCTTGACCATAAGTAGCCATAGTAGATTATTTTTTTCTGAAATACAAAAACGCACCAACAAGCAAAGCACCACCAATTAAAATATAATTTTTGTTCTTTTCCATAAAAGAAGGTGTTGGCGTTGGTGTTGGCGTTGGGTTATTAGCCTCTTCTAACTTTTTTGCTTGGTATTCTAAGTCCTTTTGTTCAAGGTCGGCTTTAGTTTGTTCCATTTTTGCTTTTCTTGAATCGGCTTTGGCTTGTTCATACTCGGCAGTTGCTCTTGCAATATCGCTTTGAGAAGTTGCTTGGTCTAATTTTATTTTAGCCATTTTCTTATCATATTCGGCTTGTTCATAAGCGGCATCAGCCTTCTTTTTTAGCAATGCTTTATTACGTTTTTGTCTTACATCATCGAATAAAGGTGAATACGCCCCCGTAACATTAGAGTATTTATTGTCATTTACAAATGTTGCTTTTTCCATGTTTTAATTTTTTATTTTTTTTTGAATACGAAATACAAAATAACTCCAATAACGAGAACACCACCACCGATGGCTACGGGTAAAACCCATTTAGGTGTTTGTGATGAAGGAGGAGGAGTTGTACCACCACCACCTTGAGATGTTGATAAGTTTGCTCTTTCTTGTGCAAGGTATGAGTTTGCTTCAGCGTTTTTATAATCTATGGCTTGTTGGTTTCCTTTTTTTGAAGCCGAATCTTGTAAGCGTGTAGTTGCATACATAATTCCCGCTCCCGCCAACGCTGAAATGTTTTCTTGACTGAAAATATTTTTTAAACCATTACCAACACGAGTTCCCCCTTCTTTAGATGCGAATAATTTTGTAAGCCAATTAACTTTTTTACCATCAACATAAGAAAAGTTAGCATCACCACTTTCACTTGTAGTTGCTTTGATATAATCCAAAAGGTCTTGTCTGAATCTCTCGCTATCCTTCAACGCTTTGAACGAGGCATCAAGTATTTCTTGTTGTGATGACAACTCGGTTACAAGAGAACCACTACGTTTTAATATTTCTAATAAAGTTGGTTTGTCATACTCTGACATAAGAGCAATCGCCCTTGTTACCAATTCTTCGCCTTGTTGTGCTTGATTATGAGTCATATCTGAATTTTTATTTTTTAACGATTATTGCCGCGGCTAATAGTAGTGCCGCAGCCATTATGTAAATGCTTGTTTCTCTTACCGATTTGCTTGTAGTATCGCTACCACTTGCATTTAAAAAGTAATGCTCTCTATTGCATGAACAAGAGTTACCATTACAATTACATTTTTTTGACTCTTCGGGTTTTATCATTTGCTTTGAGTAAACCTCCATCATAATCCCTTTGTCGGGGTGACTATCAAGGATGTCATGAAAAGCGTCTTCACCCTCATAGGCGACTAAACTTTTAAGACAATTACCCAAATCACTTTGAGTTTTTACATCTCTAATAGAGTAACCATACTTGTGTAGAATGGCTTTTGCTTGATAAGGATTGCTTGACGCAACGTATGTATATAAATCCATTACTTTTTTAATTTAAAAAAGGGGTAGGGGAAAATTTAATCCCACCACCCCCTTTTAGTTGTTATATATGTCGGGTTATTTTATTATCCCAAACGAGCCCTAACTACATCTCCACCGATTACGCTAACCGAATCTTTTACGATTTTAGGGTTACCATATTGACGAGAAGCAGGACGACCACTCAATCCTCTTGCAAGGTTGATGTTATCAGCAGGGTAGAATTGAAGTTGGAAAACAACACTTGGTAATATCGTTGCGATAGTGATTTTTGTATAACCATCGATACGATAAAGTTGCTTAACCGCTACAACTCCCGTCTGCTGTTGATAAGGGTCAATCGTAACAATGATTGCCTTTAACGCTTGGTTACCATTAGCATCTTGAGTATTCAACGTCATCGGTTGAGTAATTTGTGCTGTAGAACCTCCGATTGATTGAACGTAAGTCAAACCTACGCTGAAAGGAGAGTTCATTGATTGGTACAAGAATTGTTGGTAAGTTACGTTAGAGATACCACTTGAAATAGTGATACCACTAATAAGCAAGTTACCCGTAGACGAGTTAAAACCTGTATTTTGTAAGTACTGATAAGCACCCAAAACATCAAAGTTACTAACCGAAGTCGCTGATGCGTTAGAGATAGTAATGATGTAAGGTTGTGATGTTGGTACTGACGCTTGTGGCATACTTGCCATTGGCATTCCATCAGCATTGAAGAAATCATCGTTACCCGTGAAGTAAGATGTATCATCATCGATGAAACCATCAGCGTTTAAGTAATTTTCGTTTGCAAAATTTCTTGCGTTTTGCATGTATTGTCTGATATAAGACATAGTGTTAAAATTTATGGGTTTTTAAAATTGTTTCTTTTTTGTTGTTTGTTATTTTCTCGAAGGTGATGATACACTTGCTCTATCAAGTTGTTCTTTAACTTTCATTGCTACAAGTACACCAACCACTACTACTAAAACATCGACTCCTAATTGCTTCCAATTCATTTTTAGATAATTTAAGGGTAAAAACTTTTTGTTTGCGTTTTTATGACACGAGCCTATAAAAACATTTGCGTATCAAATGTATTATACTATTATCACTATTTTATTTAAGTAAACAAAGAGAGGTCATCAAAATAAGAGGACTTTAGGGGTTAAAGTCCTTTTTTGTATAGGATGGAGGTGGACTCCATTTAAAAAATAATTTTTAGAAATTGAAGTATGCCCTCATTAAATTCTCATTAGCCGACTTTAGAGCCGATTCTTCGGTATGTATTTTCTTACCTTTTTTATCCCTTAATTGTAGCATTGGAGATACGATACGAGCATATCTTTCGGTAATGTATTGGTGAATACCATCTTCAGCCTCTTCTTTAGTGAATTTGCCACGAACCTTCATGTTTTCAATATCAACGTACAAGAAATATCTTGTGTCGCCATCAAAGTATTTTTTGTTGATTATGTATTCAGCAATTTGTAGTATTTCGGTCTTCTCTTCAAATTTGTTTTTATGACGTTCAACGGTGTCGTTTGTCTTGTGCAAACGTATCATATTCAAGTTACCTAATAACTTCGGATTACCCGCCCTTCCAATGTTCTGAAAGTGACTTATAATATCCAAACCAATGTGACGAGATGTAGCCAAAGACCCAATTAAATCTGAAGGCATCGCATCACTCAAGTATTTGTTTATATCCTCTACCAATAATAATCCATTTCGATAGTTGTCAAGTATAATACCCAATACTTCAGCCATATCATTGATGGTCATTTTTTTTCCATCATCCCAAAAAGGTCTTATCCTTCTTACCTCAATATTTGGGTGAATAGAAAACTTCATAATATCTCTTATAGCAATCGCTTTGATGCTTCTTGTTGCACCAAAATACCAAAAGGATGAGAACTCATCATTCACATCGAAAATCAACGCTTTGCGTGGTGGTATTCCTTTTGAGGGATTACCTTGTATGTATTCATCGATTACTCGGATTGTTTCTACGGTTTTTCCGACACCTCTTTTACCACACGCTATGACTATTCTACATTCTCTTGCCATTGTCTATAATTTACCTACAAATTTATAACCATCATTTTCTAATCTACGTTTCCACATCAACATAGTTTCTTTAGTATTCACCACCATTTTCTTTTTAACGTACTGATTGTTGTACTTATCAAATTGAGTCCACCAAATAGTGAACCCACCATCAGCGTTATCATAAATGGTATAATTTTTCATTAAGCCTTTTTAGATGGTCTTCCTTTTTTTACCTTCTTCTTTTCTACAAACACTTCTACGTCTGAACTATCCACTACCATTGGCTCTTGATAATCCATTTCATTTTTAATTTGTGGCACAATAGAACCCGTCATCTGATTCACAAAATCATTCACATTAGTGTCGGGATTATGCGATGGCGTGTACTCATATTGTGGAGTTGATGGTGGTGGCGTTGGTTCTTGTGGTTGTGCTTGTGGTCTTGGTGGTGGTGGTGTTGCACCTCCTCTCAATAATTGAGTAAACTCTTTCATTGTATTAAGCATTTCTTTTTTTACATTCAAAGA